ATGGTTAAAAGCATATAAAAACTATAGAGGTGTTTATGGTAGCGATGTTCAATTTACTGAAACAGAAAAATCTCGTGTTTTTGTAAAAGTAACTAAAACTAAAACATTAGCAGCATATGGACAAATCATAGAAGTATTATTTGGAAATTCAAAGTTTCCTTTAAGTATTAATCCGACTATATTACCTGATGGTGTAGCAGAAGCTGTTCATTTAAATACAGATCCTAATGTTACATCTAGTATGGACACAATTAAAGAAACATTTGAAGAAAAAACTAACATACCTTATTTGTTTGATTCTGAAGATACAAGACTAAAACCAGGTGAAACTTTAGAAGATTTAGAAAAAAGATTAGGCCCGCTAGAAAAGAAACTAGAACCTGTAGCTGAAAAAGTTGTTGAGGGTAGTGGTAATACTCCTACAAGTGTTACATTTCATCCAGCAATGATTGCAGCTAAAAAGATGGAAAAGAAAATATTTGATCAA